CTTGCATCTTCATTTCCCAGTTTTTCGCTTTAATAAAATTTTTCAAAAATTACCCATTTTTCCCCTTACTGTCCTTGTCAAGATACACACTTTGTAAAGCAAAGTGCCTCTTACTAGGGGAACAGCCCCTAATACCTGTTAGAGTCAGGCGAAATTAGTCAAATACAGACAGGTTAAAATAACCAAAATAGTGATGGGCGAAATTAGCCATAAAAAGTCAACTAAAAAAATTCATTACGATTTATTTTACATCCTTTATACTGATATCAGCCAACGTACCAGTAAATCAGAATGAATGAGAAAAATCGTAATGACTTACAAGAAATTTTAACACAAGCACTTAATGAAATGAAAGAAGAATCAGGTGAAAAATTTAATATTAATAAGGTTAATCTCGCTGAACTTGAAAGAAGGACAGGTATATCCAGAAGAAAACTTAGAAGATTAAAAGCTAACAAATTTGTGGTTAAACCCCATGGATTGAGTGGCAGAACATCCAACAACAATGTAACAGAGGCATTTTCAGGTGTTCTCGATGACTTGTTTCTAAAGGTGTAACCAATGCATCTGCATGCTATGACAGAATCTGTGAAGTTGGATATGCAGGAAGTAAAAGCGCTGTCAAAAACTATGTTAAAAACCATAAGTATCTGATAACGGCCAAGAGACAAATAGCATCTCCACAGGGGAACCGTGGACGACGTTATGAAACAGACCCCGGGGAATCATATCAAATGGATTGGGGATTTGTTACTGTTGATACTGATAATGGAAAAAGTTATAAAATAGCCTGCTTTGTCATGATATGCCACCATTATGGGCAGAGATACATAGAATTCTATAAAAACAAGCCTTTAAAAGAGGTTTTAAATTACAGAGGAATGTGAAACAGTGGGAAACGGATTTCTTAAAACAGATACATGGAAGTTCAGACATAACGTTTCAGTCATTATATGAAATTTTCATTAAGGATATGGAATCAAGATATAAGGAAAGTACCATAGACAGATATACGTATGTATTTAATCTTCATATTCTTCCCTACTTTTGAAAAAGACCTATCAACGGTATCACTCCAAAGGACATCAGAGCATGGCAGACGGAACTTATTCAATAATTGTAGCAACCTAACTAGATATGATTGTTTTTAATGTTTTTATATTATTTTCAATGTTTCTAATTGATATATATTCACATTTTACACATTTTTTTTGCATTTTTAACTTTTTCTAGTACCGTTTTAGTACCATTTAAAGTAAGTACTTAGCTTTCATATAACCAACTACACCATTATACTCAACTTTTGCATATCCTTTACTGATATACATTACATTGACCTTTGTTTTATTTGGAACTTTCTTTTTAAGGACTTTTGTTCTTGTTTTGTTCCAGATGTTTAGTCCTTTTTTTGTTCCAAAAACTTCCTTAGTCCAAGTCTTTTTGAACTTTTCAAACGTTCCGTAAGTTCTTTTCAACTTAGCCGGAGTATCTCCCCACTTTTCAAGATAAAAATGTGGAGTATCTACAGGGCTAACCCAGTCACCACCCCAGGCAAGACCTACTTTCTTTGACTTGGCAATTTTAGCAACGTCTTTTATGCCTTTGTTGTTATATGTGTCATCAGTGATTCGTCCGTCTCCATCTACATCATACTTCAAAGCAATGTCAAAAGCAATGCCCCACTGATGCTGACTGGAATAGTCACTGCCCTTAGCATTTGTAACAATGTTGCCCGGTTTGGTTCTGCCCTTGGCATATAATTTATCCTGATACTCCTTACTTCTAAATCCTTCTGTAATAATCAGATAAATCCCTTTCTTTGCACATTGTTTCAAAAGTAATCCCAGCTTGTAATTCAGCCAGGGATGTAACTTAGTTCTGTTAATTCTTACATCATGTTCTTTTTTCATCTACTCTTCCTCACTTTCTTTAATTTCATCAATATGTACTTTCTGTTCTGTTTGCGACTTAATGTACTTCACTATCGGCAGCATAAATGAGGGAATGCTTACTCCTATGTCTATTATATTCTCAAGAATGCTTATAAGTTCGTTACAAGTTATCCAAACAGCAACAATACAGCTAATCAAAAATGTAAACGGTAATTCAATTCCAACTGTATGAGAAGCATATAAAAGTAGCTGGTCAATGATTGCTCCAACTATCACCAATAACCACATTGACACTTTCTTTGCAATTCCCCTGAAGCTCTTGTATGAGCTTATTGTTCCGTCTGCTCTGTACTTTGCAGCCATCAAGCCTGTTGCATAATCAATAATGTTGCAAAGTACCATTAGTAATGTAGGAATGTAGAGTACTCCTAAAATTGAGGACAGAACACTCCCTGCCGTAGTAAATATAGTTTTAAACTGTTTCATATTGTTTCTCCTTTTCTCTGTTTTTGGGTATAAAAAAAGGACCTTTAAGGTTCTGCTCTAACATTTACTGTAACTTTCGTCAATCCACCATCCATATTGCATGAACCGGTATACACATTCCTTTTGAAATTGTTAAAGGTCCAGAAAATCCATAATAATTAAAAGATACTGTGCCCCCTGGATTAATTGTCATCATCCATCTGGCAGTTGTCTTATTTTTTATATCTCCCTGTTGAATAGACCATACATTGCGAGAAGGTCTCATATCCTCAGGAATGTTTCTAAACAAACTATCATGATCTGCAAAACTTGTTGAATTTGTTATAATACCCACCAATTCCACAGTTTTCCCAACTCTTCTAATTTTAGGTGCATCAGTAGTGGACCATGCTGATATGCCATATCCACATTCAACCGATTTCCAGCCTGTATCATACACTTCTCCGGATGTTTCAATAAGGGTTAACTCCTGCCAATCCTTCCAGCCGGCATTTTCATAACGCTTATAAATCACATTGTTCTTTACATCAGGAATAAATATCTGAAACTTAGTTGATGTTTCCCCTTCAACATAAAGCATTCCCCAGTTAGTAACAGGTCTGTTTGTTCCTGCTGTTGTCTTTATGTGATACACTCCATTTTCTGTTAATGTATTCCAATCCACTGCTGATGTTATGGTTTTTGTACCCAAAAAAATTTTTTTGAGGTTAGACAGAAAACTGCCTAACCCCTCTTTATTTAGATACGTATTTTGTATTTTTGCCATTATAACGCACCTCTTTTTTTAATTATTCTGTAATGCCAAATAATGCATTTATCTCTTTGTCTGAGATTGCTGTATAAGTAGTTCCTTCCAAAGTTGCCACTTTTGTTTTTAATGATGCAATATCATTCTTGTTTGTTGCTACCTGGCCATTTGCTAATGCTGTTACTGCACCTGCTTTTTCATAATTTGTGCTTGCTGTGTAAGCTGCGCTTCCAAGACCTTTTACAGCTACATCTGTTCCGTCAACGGAAACTGTTCCATTTGCTGTACCTGTTTTTACTGACTGAACTGCAGTATCAGCCTTTCCTAAAGAAGTCTGAACAGCTGCATCTAATTTTGCCTTAGAAACATTACCATTAGCAATTTTAACTGTTGTTACCGCATTAGTTGCTAACTCAGTAGCTCCAATAGAACCAGCTACAACAGAAGCACTAATTTCTCTTGTGGTTGCATCAATTGAAATCTGAATCTTAGTAGCATTTGCTTTTGCCTTATAAATATCAACAAGAGTACCTACGTTAATATATACCTTGTCATTTGTAGCATTATTTAATGTTAATACTAAATATGTACCTGCACTTGTTGGTGCACCTGTTCCTGTTGGAAGTGTCTGTGCAGTGTATGTTTTAACTTCACCACTTGAAACCACCATATCCTTTGGAATATCAACTGTTCCAATTGTTTCAGTTCCCTGCTTAAATGTATAAGATTTAGCATATCCTGAAGTAGTAGTTGTTGTATCAACTGTTACTTTTTCTCCTCCAATTTTAGTATCAATTAATTTTTTAACCTGTGAATCATAAGTTTTTAATCCTTCATAATCTAAATATTTCTTTTCTACTGTCATTTCGTTTTCTCCTTTTCTATTCAAACATTTTATTTATCTCGTTGATTGAAATTGAATCAACCTTTCCACTAACTTCAATTTTTTTTGCTATGTCTTCTTTATCATCTTCTGTTAAAACATAACTACTACCATTGAATTTACCTTCATCTGCATCAGTTCTTACAGATTGTGCTATTTCTTTTGTTTCATTCAGTATTCCTTCTATTTGCTGTCTGAAACTCGGCTCATCATCTTTTGATGTCACTTCTCCAGGTCTTGCTCTTGGTTCCACCGGAATAATAAGCTTTTTCATTGTTGTTTCCGAATTACTGTCTATGTATTGAATATACAAGACAATTTCATTTCCCTGTTGCACAAAAAAATCAGGTATTTCTACCTGACCATTTACAACAATTTTGTTTTTTGTCATTTCTGTTGCCCAATTGGAAAATTGTACTTCCGCACCATCCGGAACATCAAGGAATTTTATTTTTTGTCCCTTGTCATACTGATAAAGCATTGGTGATTCCAAAGTATCGTGACCTTCAAACTCAATGGTAATCACATTTTTTTCTTTAATTGCTATCATTCGCTTCCTTCCTTTCCATTTCTTTAAATTTTATTTCAAAATCAACAATCTCCTCTCTTAGACTGTTAATTCTATCACGTATGTTCTGTCTTTCTGAATGGAGCTGTTCTATGTCATATGGGATTTCAATGTTCATAAGACTACACTCATAAGATTTTATGATCTTGTAATCTCCATCTGAAAGTTGTTTTTCCAATGAACTTAACTCCATCTTTTTTTCCATCATTTCATCATAGAAATGCATTTTTTTAATGTACGCTTCCTCTTCCGCTGTAGCTTCTCGCTCAACTCCTGCATCTATTATTATCATTCGCTCCAATCTCCTAATCGTTCTTTGCTTCATATTCATCTGACAGTGCATTTATTCCTGACATTGTCTTGTTAAATATGATTGACTGCACGTTCTGCCTTGTTATTACAGGATTGCCATCTGCATCAGAGGACCACTTATCAACATCAAAAGTTACATAATCGCCAAGCTCCAAGAATGGAAGGCCCAGTGATTTAGCCTTGAATGGTGCAAACTTAATGGTAAAAGGAATCTTTGGCTCAATCCATCCTTTTCCAACATTGTTTGCCACATCTAATAACAACTGATAACTTGATTTATGTGAACTGTAAAGTGGTGAGTATGTAATGGCAAGATTATTCTTTTTATTCTCTCCATTTAAAAGTGTGCCATTCATATCCATAACCTTCCAGCCATTGTTTACATACAAGCTGTCCTGTAATTCTATGCTGTCCTGCTCGTACAACTCTGTGATGTTAATCATTCCTGACGGATGATAAAGTTTATTTTTCTTTTTCCAACAATCTGCAAAAAACTCACTTTCAGGAGTCCACGTTGAATCAAACTCACCTGTTGATAAATATTTTACTGCTTTAAATGTTTTTAAAAATTCACTATTAACATTTGTAACCTGTACTGTATAACTAGAGTTCCCTGTTTCATCCAAATCGTGTAGCATTACTCTTCCGCTTCGTCTTAATGATATAGTTTTTAAATTTCGCCCAGAATATTTATTTACTGTAATCTCAACTCCAAGTTCTTCTGCCAACTTATCATCAAAAGAAAACTCAATTGAATAAATATTCCCCATTAAATCTGGAATTTGAAATAATACACCTTCCTGTGAATTGATAAACGAAACATTTGATGTTAAAAGTTCACTTGGATATGTACTCTTATCCACTATTTTTTCATAATAACTTTCTTCACCATAAGAATTAGTGAACTTAACCACATTACCAATGCTATACTCTGTAGCTGAATTAAACTCACCCTTGTAATTGGAATCGGCTGTTGTCGTTCTTTTTTCTGAATTTACAAACTTATAATCAAACTCACCTGTTGTTTGGTCGATAACCCCGCAAACACCATTCATATTGCAAATCCATTGCAATAATTGGAGTGCAGAATAATCTTCCTTGAATGGACCTATTTTTAAATCTATTACATCCATTGGCAAACTAATGTTATAGAAATCTTTCTGATTTATTCCAATTTCAGAAAACAAATCATTTCTTAAATGAAAAACTTGTAAATCATTCGGAAAATATTTTTCAAGTTTTTCAACATATTCAGGTCCATTTATCGTTGGAGCTACACCAGTTGGTGGTGTTTTTAAGTCTCCTGAAGCCACTTTCACAATATTACAGGCTTGATAAAAACTATCTATATAGTCCTGTTTAAAATGATAATATCCTTTAGTTTCTACATTATTTGAATCAGTATATGTGCCATACACAGTCTGGTCTTTTTTATATGTCGTTTTTAGCTTGTATGAACCCTGATAAGAATATGGATCTACCATTCCCATTCCATACTCATCCACCTCATTCATCCAACTTTGAATCGACATTTCCTGACATTCGTATAATTTATCATAAGCTATCAAATCCCTATATCTTGGATCTGAAGCCTGTCTTGTAAAGCTTTCAACCTTTCCCCTAAATATGATAATGTCTTCTGTATTGGATGTATCAACATAACCATATACTCTTTGACATTCTTCCAATTCATCAGGATATAATTCATTTTTGCAAGCATTCGTCAATTCATATACTTTCAGGTTGCTTACAAATTCCTTGAATGCATCTGTATCTGTTCCTGAATAGCTTATTTCTGCAAACCACCCCTTTAACGGATAGTTACTTCCAATGGGATAATGTTGGGGCATAATAATATCTGTTTTATTATTAAAATCCCGTACCACATAATAATACGGACCTCCAGTGTACCAACATCTAATGGTCATACTCACACCATCAAGAACCTTTTCTGATGTAAGAATTCTTATCCCGACAAAATTATCCGGTTCTCTTCCAAAAATGTTGTATTTCTTATCAGTTTCATTGTATACAATGTAAGAACTGCTTACTTTTGTTCGTTTGATATTTTCTGTTTTTTCATCAGAAACATCATCGGAATAAATATAATATTCCTGGTCAAACTTTACTATGTCCCCTGACTTGTAATTTGTTCCCTTAACCCATTCACCCTTGTAAGAATCATCCTTTACTGACAACATGGCTATGATGTCCTGACCTGTAATGTCTGTATCATAGTCAAATGTTGTAAGATTAAACTGAGTTGAGATACAGCCCTGTAGCATCAAATTTGAATCACTACAAAGACTGCCTGTCAAACTCATGCTTTCTTCCTGAATGTTTGCATTTGTGATTGGAGTTAAGTTTGCATTATTCGGAAATGTGATTGTTAACTTCTTTGGAACATTATGCTCTGTATATGCTCTTATTGTATCTTCATTTACGTTTAACATTGGTGCTCCTTTCTAGTACTCTATGAATGCATATCTTATTGATTTGTATTCAATGTCAGGCTTACTTCCTTTGACTATTTTCTTTATCTCATAGTCTATGTCAGGAATATATGCTTTCATTTTTTGGTATTTCAACTCTTCATTATTCCAATATTCAACACTTACTTTTCTTTCTGCATTATTTATCAGAGCCTTGTCTATTATCTGTTTGATTTTTCTCAAATCCTTTAAATGCAATCCATCAATTGTGGTAAATTCAACTTTTGTTTTAAAGTTCGGAGAAGTCTGACGAATCAGATAATTGTTTGAATTTCTGTATGCTTTTAATTCAGTTCTTTGGTTGTCTGTTGATTTGTAGCTTTCCAGTGCTATGTATTCAGGTGGAAACTCCACGTCGTTTAACTTAATTAAATATCCCTTAAAATCTGCCATACTACTCCTTTCATCAGGTCCATACAGGTTTTCCTGTTCTTCTCTGCTCCTGAACCACTTCCTGCTTAACCATGTTGAATACTCCTCTTGAATCCTGCTGCACAATGACATTAACCTGCATGTTTGAAATTGCATTAAGTAAGTCTTTATCAGAAATACCTGTTGTGTTTTCACCCTGCACCTGTCTAAATGCGTCCACGATTGTTGATAATGGAGATTCAATGTTAACACCTTTTTTCTGATCACCCAACACTGCCATAAATTCATTGTTTGGTGGAATGACTGCTCCATTTGCTAAATAATGAACGTATTCATTCGTTACTGGAAGCTTCTTGATATTTAACCCGAACTTTTTTATTCCTGTTAATTTTTGAAACCATTTAGGCGGTTCTATTTTAATGCTATTAAGTTTTTCAATTGCAAAATTAAGACCTTCTACAATTTTTTTAATCATATAATTTATAAATCCTAATATTGCATTTATCGGATCTTTCACAATACTTTTTATTCCGTTCCATATTCCCTTAAGAATCTGTTTAATTCCTTCCCAAGCTTTCTTCCAATCTCCTGAAAATACTCCACCCAGGAAAGTAATTATTCCTGAAAGAACTGTTGTTATACTGTTTACCACACCTTTTATGGTATTGAATGCTGATTTAAATGCACCTGCAAATGTATTTACAATAAAGGTAACAAATGGCTTCATCTTGTCCCATACTGCCTTTATTCCATTCCAAATATTATTTAATATAGGACTTATTGCTTTCCAAACTGCTGCCACAGCCGACTTTATGTCATTCCATGCTTTTATCCAGAAATTTCTAAATGCTGACGACTTATTCCACAACACTACAAAGGCTGCAACCAACGCTGTTATTACAATAATTACCTTTGCCATTGGATTTAAGTTCATTACAAAATTGAGAGCTTTTTGTGCAACACTTAAAAGTTTTGTTGCTGCTGTCTGCAATCCTGTCTTTATTGTAGCAATTACCACTTGAGCATTATTCTTTACCCAAGCTGCTGTGCTTTTTATCAGAACTGCCGTTATATCCCTTAAAACTCCTAAGGCTCCTAACATATTGCTAATAAACTGTACTATTTTTATTCCTGCCATTGCTGTTCCAAGGGCAATGAATGCCGCCTTAACAGGAGTTATTCCGTTGTTTAATAATCCGGTCAATGTTCCCTTTAATAAACCAAAACTTGCAGTAATTGCATTGCCTATGATTGTAAACACTCCGGCTATGATGCTTTCCCAATTAATGTTTCCCAGAAATGTACCTATATCCTTTCCTATCTTGTCCCATTTCACTTTTTGTAAGAATGTACTTATTTCCGTTAATGCGCCGACTACAGCTATTCCAATTGTTTGTCCTAATTCTGTCCAATTAATGGCTTTAAAAAACTTATTAACTGTTTTGGCTATTCCTTCTGCAAAACTGCCCCACGCATATGTGGTAACAAATCCATAAGCGGTGTCTATTGCTCCCTGTACTGCATTTCCTAAAGTCTTTCCCAGTAATCCCCACTTAAAGTTTTGAACAAATGAGTTAATTGATTCACCTATGAATGTGCCAAACTGTTTAAAATCAAATGTGGTTAAAAACGTATATGCAAACCTAAGTCCTGTATTTAATGCCTGTGCAACTGTATTTCCCAGTGTTTTTGCCAAATCCATTACAGAAAAGAAACCATTTAAGGTCCTTGCCAGTTTTGAAGCTATGTCAGAGGTTGTTTTCTGTATGCTCTTCCACTGTATCTTTTTTAATGCATTATTTAACTTGTTTGCTACAAGCTTTCCTATGCCTTCCCAATCCCCTGATTTTATCAGTTTCTTGATTTGGTCAACAATTGGTACATCCATAGCCTTTGCATTAAATATCGGAGCAGATGTTGAACCTGATCCACTGCTTCCACTGTCAGAACCTGAATCAGTATCCTGCATTACATTTAATTCATCATATGATGCCAACTGCTGTTGCTTTGCCTTTGCATTCTTTTTACTTGCCTTTGTATTCTTATCTGCAGCCTGTGTGTTCTTATAAAGACTTTTTGCCATTGCTGTACTCTGTGCTATTGTCTTTCCAAATATTGAAGACATTACATTGGCAAGATAATTTGAAAATGTAACAAATGCAGACAACACACTTTTAATTGCCGGCAATACAAAGTTGTATAAAGGCGCAAATGCTGTTAACAGATTTCCCTTAATTTGAGCAATTAAATTTGACATTTCACCATCTGCTGATATTACATCCTGAAATGCAGTTCTTAATGCTCTTAGTGCCTTGGTCATCATTGAAAATACAAACACTCTTTTAACCATTCCACCAAGTTTCTTGCCTAATCCGTCAACCTTTCCTCCTACATTTCCAATAAGATTAGGAACCAGGTTTAATTTTTTTGTTAATGAATTGCCAACATTTCCTATGTCCTTTCCAAACTTTCCAAAATTCTTAATGACTCCCAGTAGCTTAGAACCTAATCCCTTAACAGATGACTTTACCTTTTCAGACATTGATGTGCCTGACTTTCCTGCATTTTCTTCTTTTTCTGCCAGTTCACCAATACGCTGTTTCAAAACATTAACTTTTCCCTGTGCATTATCGACATCCTGAGAAAACTTACTAAACTTTTCTGTATCACTG